CGTAAGTCCAGCGGCTAGTAATTGTGCTAAGATAGTAGCGGCTTCTGCAAGGATACTGGTAATTTCTGCAACTGCTGTACCTACTGCTGAAACAACTTCACCCACTACTCCAGCAACTTCTGTAACAGCGCCTAACATTTCACCTGCGGCTTTTTCGGCGTTAAATGCAAGAGATCCTAGATCTGGAGATAATCCTCCCATAGTGCCCATAACAGCACAAGCATCCGTGGCATTTGCCAGAGCTTGATCTGCACTTATAGACAAAGTGTCTGAACTTTCTTGTACTTTATCATCTACTGCTGTGTATACTCCACCAGGAAACCTTCTTTCAAAAGCTTCAACTGCTGTTCCTTTAGAGTTATCAGTACGACTATCAACAACAATTAGAGTAGGCTTACCAAAATAACTATCAACATAATATACAGGTAAAGCATTGCCATCGTTATCAATATAATCGCCTGCTTCATTTTTAAAAGGCAGATTAAAATTTTGTATTTGTCCTGAAGCTGTAACCCTACGTTTTTGTCTGTCGTCTTCAGCAAATGCTTCCCATTCGCCTTGAGTAATAAAAGCCATTTAATTCTCCGAACTAAACTGTTAAACCTGTTGTGTTCTGAACATACTGGCTGGCCATTTCTTTTTCTGTTTTAGAAATAGTTAAAACATTTGACACTGCCAATTTCATTTCAGCATCAGGTTCTACTGTAAACATAAAAGGTGCTAACCCTAGCCCTTGTTGTGTAACTGCAACCATTAAAGGTTTTGCTACTTTATAAAAGTCTGCGCCTTCTTCTACTAGTCTTGCAATAATTTCTTCGCCTGAAGATAATTTCATTGATACCGTATCACCTGCTTTGTAAGGTGTATTAATTAACATTATAATTTGCCTTCTGTTGATCCTAGATTAGTGTCTTCTAAAAATTTTTCAAAGTCGTCACAGCCGCCTATAGGTGTGCCACTAACTTTAATCTGTGGAAATGTTCTTGCAGTTGGGAACTGTTCGAATAATTCTTCTTTGGTAAAGTCTACATCAACTAACTTGTATTCATAAGTCAGTCCACGCATTTCACAAATTGTTTTTGCCTTGTCACATTGTGGACAGGCAGGCTTGCCAAATATTTCAATCATAGACTAAATCCTTTCAAGCTCTCTGCACTTACGTCTTGTTTAATGCCGCCGATAACATAACTTTCTACTTCTGTTTCCTGCGGAGCAACCTGTAGTCCTGAACTTGATAACCAATGCTGTGTCCAAGGTAGTGGGTTTGTGTTTACAGGTGCGTCAAAGATAGCATTGTAACCCAGTGCTTTTAGTCTACGGTTAGCAATGTATTCTACATATTGATTAAGCAGTGTAGCATTTAATCCAATCATTGAGCCATCCTTAAACAAGTAATCTGCCCAACGCTTTTCTTCTTCTACACATTCTTTCCACATTTCATATACTTCAGCTTCGCACTCTTTGGCAATCTCTACCATCTCCGGATCGTCTTTGCCTTGCATCCATAGTTTCAATACATGAGTACTTACTGCTAGATGCTGTGCTTCGTCACGAGCAATCAGTGAAATAATCTTAGCACTGCCTTCCATTAACTTTAGCTCACCGAATCCAAATGTACATGCAAAACTTACATAGAAACGAAGTCCTTCAAGAATGTTTACGTTCATCATAGCAAGGAACAACTTCTTCTTAACATCACGCATGTTGCCTTCCTTGCGATGTGTGTACGCATCTGCCGCTTCTAAGAACGCATCATAGTTCTTTGTTACACTTTCTGCTCGTGCAATAATATATTCGTCATCAAGGATAGTATCAAATACTTCACTTGGATCTGAGTATACATTCTTCATGATGTGCGTATATGAACGGCTGTGAATAGTTTCAAAGAAGTCCCAAGTAACAATACATCCTTCTAGTTCTGGAATACTAACATGTGGCAAGAACGCAAGACAAGGACCGCGACCTTGCACCGAGTCTAACAGTGTTTGATACTTTAGATTAGCAGTAAAGATGTGCTTCTGCTCTGGGCGGAAGTTAGCAAAGTCTGCACGATCTTTCTGTAGACTTACTTCTTCTGGACGCCAAAAGTAACCAAGCATGGTCTGGTTAAGTTTATCAAAGATAGGATGACGGAATGTATCATATCTCTGTGTGTTTTGTTCTGCACCGAAGAACATATTCTGTTTTGTAAAGTCTACTTTGTCTTTGTTAAAAACGGTCTTAGCCATTGTGTTTCCTTATCTCTTATTATAGTATAATCAATGTGTTAGCGTGTCAACCTAAATTGCACACGCATCGCACATTTCATCACCATCTTCTGCAGACAGTCCCTCGGGCAGTTCTACTTGTGGCTTTTCTTCTTCTAGTTCGCTCGGGTCAGTTTTGTAGTCATATGTATTCTGATAGTAACTAGTCTTCCAACCCAATTTATATGTTGTAAGCAAATCTTGAATCATTACACTCATTGGAACTTCGTTGTTCTCGTGATGTGTAGGATTGTAACTCCAGTTTCCACTAATGGCCTGATCAAAGAATTTCTGCATTACTGCAACGATATTGATATAGCCTTCGTTGCTAGGCATATCCCATAACAATGTATAGTGATTCTTCAGCGTAGTATACTGCGGAACAATCTGCTTAAGAGGCCCTTTCTTTGACTTCTTAACGGACAAGTACCCTCTTGGAGGTTCGATGCCGTTGGTTGCATTTGACACAACGGAACTGCTCTCCGATGGCATCTGTGCCGACAGTGTGCTGTGTCGCAGGCCATGTTGCTGTATATCTTTCCGAAGTGTTCCCCAATCATAGTTCAACTCATTTGCTACAATATTATCAAGATCCTTCTTGTATGTATCAATAGGAAGGATCCCGTCAGCGTATTTAGTGCGATCAAAATAGTCACATGCTCCACGCTCTTTGGCAAGTGTGTTGCTTGCTTTTAGCAAATAGTATTGGAAGGCTTCTGTTAAATCGTGTACTAGTTTCCATGCTTGTGAGTCTTCATACTTGACATGATTCTTTGCCAAGAAGTGTGCTAGTCCTACATAACCAATGCCTAGTGAGCGACGAGCCTTTGTTGAAATCTCTGCCGCTTGGATTGGATATCTTTGATAGTCAATGATTTCTTCCAATGCTCTAACAGCCAAGTCACAGAGTTCTTCTAGATCATCTAATTGCTTGATTAGTCCTACATTAATAGCACTTAAAATACATAGAGCAATCTCGCCATTCTCGTCATCAATGTGCTGTAACGGTTTTGTAGGCAATGTGATCTCCTGACAGAGATTGCTCATGTAAACTGTGTCTTTGAATGATGAGTGTGTATTACAGTGATCAACATTCATGATATAAATTCTTCCAGTCTCTGCTCTTTCTTTGATTAGATCAGAAAAGAGTTCCATGGCTGGGATAGTTTTCTTCTTGATGCTTGTCTTACGCTCGTATGACTCGTAAAGCTCTTTAAACTTATCTGGGTCACCAAAGTATGCATCATACAATCCTGGTACATCGTGTGGCGAGAAAAGAGTGATGTCTCCACCAGATAACAACCTTTCATACATTGTTTTGTTTAACTGGATACTGTAGTCTAGTTTGCGTACACGGTTGTCTTCTGTGCCTTTGTTGTTCTTAAGAACTAGAATGTCTTCAATCTCTTGATGCCAGAATGGAAAGTGTACAGTTGCACTACCACCACGCACACCATTTTGCGTACAGCATCTTACTGTCGACTCGAACTTCTTAAGGAACGGGATGATACCAGTGTGCGCAACTTCGCCGCCACGGATCTTAGAGTTGACTCCGCGAATCCTGCCGCTATTAATACCAATTCCAGCCCTTTGAGCGGTATAACGACCAATAGCCATATCACTAGCGAAGATACTATCCAAGGTATCGTCACTGTCAACCAAAACGCAACTAGCAAACTGTCGCACAGGAGTTCGAACGCCCGCCATAACCGGCGTTGGAATGTTGACTTTAAAGAGCGATGTTGCATCATAATATCTCCTTACATAGTGCATACGAGTATCTGCAGGATAGTTTGCAAATAGAGTCGCCGCAATCATCATATACATATGTTGTGGTGTTTCAAAGATTTCACCTGATGAACGATCTTGACATAGGTATTTGTCTACTACCTGGCGTAGCCCAGCATAGGTAAAGTTTTCGTCACGCTTGTGATGAATGTATGATTCTAATCTATCAATCTCGTCTGTGCTATATTTTTCTAAAATCTCTGCATCGTAAACGCCACGCTCAACATTCTTTTTAATCATTGCACTTAAACTTAGAGGCTCGAACTGTCCAAAAACTTCTTTGTATAAATTATAACTTAACAATCTAGCCGCAGCATATTGATAGTTCGGAGTGTCTAAACTGATTAGATCATTTGCAGAACGAACAAGAATCTCTTGGATTTCTTGTGTACTCATACCGTCATAGAATTGCAGGTTTGCATTCATTTCAATCTGGCTTGTACTTACTCCTGCTAAGCCGTCGCATGCTTCTTCTACAACAAAATGAATTTTGTCAATGTTTAAAGGCTCGCGGCTACCATTCCTTTTAACGATATGAATCCCGTTAGACATATGTTTTCTTACCTCTTTTAATATTTTTTGTTAGTTTGATATTTAGTGTAGCTCGGGCATGGCGTGAATTTTTTGTACTTGAATTGATTCTGGAATTGTATCCTTGTGTACATGTGTGTCTGCCTCATAGCCAATTACTCTATTACCGACATACAATAGGTAATAAGTCATAGAACAATCTCTGTCTATACCTATATGTATCTCGAACGAATTCTGATTAAAGTGTTCAGTTAATTGTAAAGTATAGCATATTCCTAGCAATTTGCAATACTCACAATAGATATTTTCTTCCAAAAGTTCCCAAGGTCCGGGCCAAGTGTCTGCCGAGTATGGATCTGCATTTATAGAAACAGTAGGGGCTTGATTGTAAAAGTTGATGACATCTTGTATTGGATCAGTTGACGCAGAAAGACTTTGTCTAAAATCTCTCCATGCTGACATTCTGTCTTCAAATTTCTGATCAAACATTAAGATAACTGAGTTGGTCTAAATTCCACATAACCTGCGTCGCCCAAAGTAGTGTTTTGAGCGTAGATATTAATAGTATCATCATCGCCTGTGCCTGTTTCATTGGATAGTAATACTGTGAATTTTAAGTTCTCAGCATTTATATCTCCAGTGAAATCGTATTCATCGCTTAATTGCACAGAATTATTTTGTAGGTCTGCTGTAATATTTAACGTGCCTACTCTTTGAGCATTAAACGCTGTGCTTTTGTACATATATTGTATTTTAAAGTTTGCTGATTCACCTAACGGAAGTCTAAAAAATTTAGAAGGTTGATTACTTTGTCCAATATCTTTTCTAATAGGTGCAAAATCATAGATTGTTTGTCCGCCTACTTCTGGAATATAAGGTGTACCTGACAGATAAACACCGTCAGTTGATAACAATGACGAGCGTTCAAAATTTTCAGCAACTACTGAGTTTTCTTTGTCATTTAATTGCACCGCAGAATATAGTACATCAGCAAGTGTTCCGCCATCATTACCTACACTCTTGTAAGAATTTCCGCTGATTAAATTGTATGATCCGTTTTCAATTAAAACGCCATGTTGTTTAATATCAACAAATCTATTATTAATAATTTTATTAGTAGTAGGACCGTCTGCCTGTCCTGCTAGACCGCTGGTTGTTCTTCCAAAAGACACACCCATACCACATAGTTCAAACATAGAATTCTCTATGATATTGTTTGTAATATCGTAATTACTATCTAGTCCGTAGCTGAAATATTTTACAGTAATACTAGAGAAAACATTATCATTACTTGATACTAATGATGTAACACTGCGCAAATCTATTCCTATAGTTGTATCGGCAATTGGATCTTGAGTTGGATCCCAGATGCCTTCTAAAATAATGTCTTCAAAATAGCTGTCCTTGCAACTAATTAGTAGCATACCTTTAGTTGCATTTGTAATTGTAAGACCTTTAACAATGATATTTGATGCTTGATTGGCATTTGTAGTAGTAGCATCTGCCGCATAAGAACCTACTACACTATCACCGTTAACAGTTCTAAATACTGGGTCAGTGCTTGTAGTTGTTATAATGGTTTTATTAGATCCTGCACCTATTAAACTTGCATACGGCGGAAGATACACTGTACCAGAAACTTTAATAGTTCCTGCGGGTAGTTGTAAGACTACGCGACTATTTGGGTTTGTTTTTGTTGCTGCATTAATAAACAATTGATCAATTGCACGTTGTAAAGCGGCCGTATCATCAACTACGCCGTCTGCGACCACACCAAAACTTGTAGCAAATACAATATCATCTAGTCGTTCTTGTAGGCTTCTGCGAGTAGGAGCAGCCGCAGTTGGACCAGTTTGAACCACAG